GTCGAGCCGCTCGATCTTCCGCAGGGCGCCATGGCGCTTGCGCAGATGTCGATTCAGGACATTCAGGCCACCATTGGCTATTTCGATCCGGCGCTCGGTAACGCGGAAGACATGAACCGCGTCTCGGGCAAGGCGCTCGTGCAGCACACGAAGCGTTCCGACCTGGGTAGCTACGAATTCATCGACGGGTACCAGTCCGCACTACAGCTGACCTGGGAAATGATGATTGACATGATCCCGCAGCACTACGACTCCGAGCGCGTTGAGCGCATCATCGGACACGACGGCGTAGAGAAAATGGCGACGATCAACGGCGCGCAGGACGGCACCGAAGACCTGATCAACGACCTGAGCAAGGGCGAATACGATGTCACGGTCACCATCGGACCGAACTTCCAGACCGCGCGCCAGGAAGCGCTCGATACGTTGATCGCGTTCAGCGAGGCACTGCCGCAGAACGCGCCGCTAATCGCGGACCTGTTCGCGAAGAACCTCGATCTTCCGGACGCGCTTGAAATGTCGCGCCGGTTCCGGATCCCGTTGATACAGCAGGGTCTCGTGCAGCCGACGGCGGCCGAGAAAGCGGCCGGCGCCAACAAGCCGACCCCGCAACAGCAGCAGGCGCAGCAGACGCAGCAAATGGAGTCGGCGCTACTCCAGGGGAAGGTCACGAAGATGGGAGCGGACGCGCAGATCGCTCAGTCGAAAGTCCAGATGATTCCGGTGGAGCAGCACAAGCTGCACGTCGAGACGGCCGGCAAGCACCTCGGGAACATCAAGACCGCACACGAGATCGGATCCGACCAGCGGGCTGTCACTATGGCCCAGCAGGCGGAGGCGCAGGAGCAGCAGCAAGACGCCCAGGCGCACGCGCAGGGCATGCAGCAGGGTGCTCAATCGCACGTCGCCGACCTGACGCAGCAGCATCAGGCGCACATCGCCGATCAGTTGAAGCAGCGCTCGCAGCACGAAACCGATACCACGCACGCGCACGCTGCGCACCAGGCCGAGCAGGCCCGAGAAGATGAAAAGCATCGCCGCGCGATGGCGCGCGAAGCAGAGAAACACCAGCTCAATATGAAGCATCAGAGTGAGCTGGGCGAGCAGAAGGTCAAGACCGCTAAGGCCTTGGCCGCTGCCAAACCCAAGAAGGCCAAAAAGGCCGCTTGATTCGGTCTGGTGAGACCCCGCCTCGCGCAAGCGCATTGCGTGTAATTGGAGATTGAACATGGCAACATTCACTCGCGATGAAATGTCGGCTTATGAAAAAAAGCCGCAGACGAAAATTGATGACAAGGCGAACCCCTTCAAAGGGGCGACGCCCGCCAGGGCCGCTGACGCCGCAGCTGTAGCTGCCGTGCAGTCTGGTCAGAGTTTAGATGCCACTCCGGGTGGCACGCCCGCGCAAGCGAGCGCAGCCCCGGATCCTCTCGTCGACGATTCCCCTGTCGTTGACGAAGATGGAACCCTCGGTAACCTGACCGAATCAGGTGAAGGGACTTCGGACGCAAACTCGGAGGGATCGTCCGCCTCCGCCGTTGATCCCGGCAATGAACCGGACCCCAACACGGACCTGACAGGCGAGCAGCACACCGACGAGGACGCTGCCCGGCCCGCCCCGAAGAAAGGATCCGCCGCGGAACGCATTGTGGAAGTTCTTGATCTTGCGGATGGCTACAAGGAATACGGCAAGCTGAAGGCGGAAGAGGCGGCGGAACTACGCGCCGAACTCGAACGCCTGAAGTCCGGCGCCGAGCCCACTCCGGCCGCGACCGCAGTCATCGCGACGTTAGCTGACAACCCCATGCCCCGCATGGAGGATGCGGATGTCAACTTCGACGCAGAGAAGCTGCAGGCCAAAACCGAGAAGTGGATCGACGCGCGAGCAGAAGTCGCCGCCGAGCGCGCACTTCAGCGACGGACAGGTCAGACTGAGCAACAGAAGATATTGGCGGCTATCGACGTGAAGGTGAACACCTTCAAGAAGACGCACGCCGACTTCGATACGGTGGTGTCGAAAAACAAGGCTCTGAAAGACAACCAGCTGGCCGCTCCGGCAGCCGGGATGGTTGGCAGATCCGAGTACACCGCCGAGCTGTTGTATCGGTTTGGAAAGAATCCCGAGCTGGCGGCAAGGGTCGCCAAAGAGGATCCGGTCCAGCAGATGCTGACCGTCGCCGAATTTATCTCTGAGATTAAGGCCGAGAAGAAGGCCGCAGGAACGAAAACTCCACAGCCTGGCGCGCAGCCGGGCGGGAAGTCCATCACCAAAGCGCCACCCCCGCCGCGCCCTACCCAGGCCTCCGGACGAGCGACCGTGCGAGATTCCCTTGACCCTAGCATGTCGATGGATGACTTCGCACGTCAGCACAGGGACCGCACACAAGCCGCGCGCGCGCAGAACCGTAAGCAGCGCGGGCTGAATTGAAATAACTCGGAAGGGTTTTAATTGGCTAACTCACTCATCACGGCCCAATGGGTTGCTCGTAAGGCGCTGGTACTACTCCACGCCAAGAGCAACTTCACCGGCCGCACCAACCGCGACTACCAGAGCTTACTGCCGGGACCGATCAACGGTGTCATCCTCGGTCAGCAGCTCTCGATCCGTCTGCCGTTCCAGTACGTTTTGCGTACCGGTCCTCAGATGAACGCCCAGAACAGCGTTCAGCGCTTCGCCACGTTGCTGGTCAACCAGCAGCTCGGCGTCGACATCAACTTCACCTCGGTGGAGCGCGCGATGTTGCTGAACAGCTTTGAAGAGCAGGTTCTCGAGCCTGCCATGGCCCGTTTGGCCGCCGGCATGGAAAACTTCACGACCGGCCAGGTCAACAACGTGCCGAAGTTCACCGGCTCGTATAACACCACAGCGATCTACGACAACCTGCTCCAGAACGAGCAGTACCTGACGGAAGCGCTGGCCCCGGAAGACAATCGCCGTACGTTCACAGCGACCCCGCAGACCTCGCGGTACTTCGTGAAGGACAACAAGGGTCTCTTCCAGCCTGAAAGCACGATTTCTGATCAGTGGCTCGAAGGTGTGATCTCAGACAAGGCCGCTGGCTACGTCTGTTTCCGCAACACGAAGATGCCGACCCACGTGGTCGGAACCTTCACCACGTCGGCGTTCACCGTGAACGGCGCTGGACAGTCGAACCCTGGCGCGGGCAACGCGTTTGTGTCGACGTTCTCGCTGAACATCACGGGCGCTGCCGTGAACGATACCCTCAACGCTGGTGACATCATCAGCATCGCGGGCGTCAACGAAGTCGATCCGGAGACGAAGGCGTCCCTGGGTCGTCCGAAGCAGTTCGTCGTGACGACTACCATTACGCTCGCCGCTGGTGCCAACACCATCTCGATCGCTCCTGGTATCATCACTGGCGGCTCCTACCAGAACGTGGACAACGTCCCGGCCACTGGCGCTGTCATCAGCGTCTTCGGTCAGTCCGGTGCCGCCGCTCTGGCTGCCTTGTCTGGCGCACTGATCAAGCAGTCGCTCGGCTGGTATCGCGATGCGATCGTGTTCGCGAATCCCCCGATGCTCGACCTCAGCCCCCTCGTCAAGATGACGGCTGCGGAAGCGTTTGAGGGTTACAACATGCGCTTCGCGCAACAGTGGGATCCGTCTAACGACGTGCTCCCGGCTCGTCTCGATTCGATCGTCGGTGCCGTGCTCGCTTACCCCGAGCTGGCTGTCCGTAACATCGAAGTCGCGTCGGCTGCCTAACCTAACATAGGAGAATATAACTATGGCTAACTGGCAAGCTGGATACGGGCATGGCGACGTTGTCGGCGTTCCATTCGATTTCTACGCTGGTGCGACCCTGGTAACAGGGTCCACAATCACGATGCAGACAGGTGTTCTGGTGCTCAACGCAACCGGTACCCTGGCGGCTCTGACTGTGAACCTGCCGTTGAACCCGGTGGATGGCGCTGATGCTTCGATCACTTCGACGCAGGTTGTAACGTCCCTGACCGTAGTCGCGAACACCGGTGACGTAATTGTCAACGGCGTGCTCGGCGCTGTGTCCACGATCACACCTACCGCTAACCCCGGTTCCGGTGCGATCACTGGATTGGCGACCGTGCGATACAAGTACACCCTCAACGGCTTTCAGCCCGCGTCGGGTGCAGCGGTGAACCCCCGCTCTTGGATCCGCGTACAGTAAGAGAAGAACAGCGCGACCGGCCCTCACCCCGGATCGCGCACACGTGAACGCCCGCGTATTAGCAGGCGTGACTTTTGGAAACCGTTCAGAGTAACGGACCCTCTATTTTATAATCGAGAGGACGTTGTTATGGCACAGACCAATCAGGCGATCATCACTGAGTCTTTTCAGATCGTCGGAGTAGTCGGCGAGGGGCGCAGTCCGTCCCCCACCCAGAGTGCTAACGGGCTCACGATTCTCAACGACAACATGGCGACGCAGATAATGGACGGCTGGGTCAATATCGGTTGGTATCCGCAGACCCTGGCGCAGCTTAACAGTAACGCGCCGCTGCGAGACGCGGACATCGCCGACGTGAAACTGATACTGGCCGGTTGGCTCGCACCCCGGTACGGGATCACGATCGCGTCTTCGCCGGATCCGAGCGACCTGTCGGTACTCGGCAACCAGATCAAGGACGCGTTCCGGCGCCTGACCAAACGCTACCTACGCCTGACCGAGTGCGATCTCGGTGAACTGTCGCGTCCTCAAGGCGGGCCTTGGGGATCGCCAGGGTGGCTGTGATTTATGGGTAGAACCGTTGAAGGAAATAAAGCAGCGCGTGAAGCGCGCGAGCAAGGAAAGAAACGTTTTTTCACCGGCTTACCGTGCATACGCGGGCATATTTCTGAACGCCATACGGCTAGTGGTTCTTGCATTGCATGCGCCTACGCCCGGCGCCGCGCGCATCCTGAGTATGATCGACGCGCCGACGCAAAACGTAGCGGAACAGAGCATCGCCGCAAACAGAAACGAAACGCAGAAAATCTACGCCGGCAGCGACCTGACGTCAAGGCCGCGCGCCGCGCTGAACGCATGAAGCGTATCGCGGACCAAAAGCACCGTACGCCCATTTGGGCGAATCTTGACGCCATGAAACTTGTCTACCTTGTCGCTGAACAGCGCACGCGTTTGACGGGTATAGCGCAACACGTCGACCACTTTTATCCGCTTAACGGAAAAACTGTTAGCGGGCTACACGTGCCGCTCAATCTTCGCGTTATTCCCGCGGCAGAGAATCTGCGTAAAGGCGTTCAGTACTAGCATATGGCCGCCATTACCAGTCAGCTTCCGCTCGCCTCCTACCAGCTACCTGACCTGCGCGCCAGCGCGAAGCTGCTGGTCGGGTGTTATCCGGAGCCGCTACAGCAGGACGGCGGCGGCAGCACGGCCGCGTTCGATCAGAAGGACGGGCAAACCGCCGTCCTGCGCGCGTGGCCCGGCATCACCCCGTTCAGCGCGATCGGCCCGGTGCGCGGCTTCTGGGAGATGGCGGGACAGGTCTATGTCGTCGCCGGGTCCACGCTCTATACGCTCTCTGCCGCCGGTAACGCGTTCGCTATAGCCGGGAGCGCGGGCACGCTCCCCGGGAACGGCATCGTTCGCATGACCGACAACGGCGCGTGCATGGTGATCCTCATCCCGGGCACCGACATCTGCTATACCTATACCCTGAACTCACCCGGAGGCTACAGCGCCGGTGGCACATACGCCCAGCTCACGAACGCGTTTTTTCTCGGGTTCGGGGGCGCGATCGATTGCTGGTTCGTGGACACCTATATCGTCTTCCTCGCCAATAACAATGCCGGGCACGGCTCGTACACGTTCTTCAATGACGACGGCCGACAGGTCTCGGGCTTCTCTCAGATCACCTTCACGACCGCGGCCTCGGTCTCGCGCCAGTTCGGCACCGACCCCTTCTACGGGATGTGCATCGACCATCGCGAGTTGCTCCTGTTCGGCTCGCGCACCACCGAAGGGTACGTGGACACCGGCAACGCGGTCGGCTCTCCGTTTACGTCCGCGCCGGACACGTACATGCCCTACGGCATGCACCCGAGCTGCGCCTACAGTATCGCACTGCAGGACAACTCGCCGTTCTGGGTCTGCAACGATCTGACGATCCGACGCCGCCAGGGTCAGACCCCGGTACGGATCTCGAATCCCTATATCGAGTACCAGCTCGCGATCGCGGACCAGAACAGTCTCCTGCTCGGGTGCTACGCGCTCACGCCGACCTGGAACGGTCACCCGTTTTATATTCTGACGATCCCGCTCATGCAGATGACCTTCGCGTACGATTGCGTGACGCAGCAGTGGTTCAATCTGGTGTCGGTCGTTGCCGGGCAAGAGGTGCAGTGGCAGGCGCTCAGTTACTACAACGCGTTCGGGTTACAGTTGATCGGCAGCTCCGGCACGGGCGGGGTAGGGTATCTTGACCCGACCACGCAGATGGAATTCGTCGCCACCCCGGTCGTGCGCTCGTTCACGATGCAGCCGATCTACAGCAAGAACAACCGTCTCGCGGTTCGACGCATGGAACTGGTGATGACCGCCGGTGGCGGACCCACACCAGGGATCGCCCCGAAGGTTGATCTGATGCTCTCAGATAACTGGGGCGCGAGTTATTTTTCCGCCGGGGACCAGAGCCAGACGCTCGGTGTGCCAGGGGACACGGACAACCGCGCGATCTGGTGGAACCTTGGACAGCACCGCAGCCTCGTGCCGCAGTTTCGGATCACAGATGCGAGCCCTACCTTCACGGTGGACGTGCACGCCGACATTGAACCCGGTCAATACTAGTGTCCGCGATCGTTCTCACCTCAAAACCAGGTATCGCGCAGTCGAACATGTTGTCGATCCCGAAGGACTGGGACCAGACCTGGTTCAGGAGTCTTGTAAATAATCTGCTGAAGGGCG